TTTTTAAAGGTTACAAGTATAAAAAATCCATCTTTATTAACTGATTAACTAAATAGTTGATTAAGCAATTTGAGTAAGATGGATTTTTATCACGGGTTAAAAAGGACTATTTTTCGGTCACAAACTTGAGCGCATTCTCTAGCACGGTTAAATCAGCACCTTGTTTGTGGGCATTTTCACTTAAATGACGACGCCATTGTCTTGCCCCGGGAATACCTTGGAAAATTCCCAACATATGGCGGGTGATATGACCTAAATAAGTGCCTTGTGAGAGCTCTTTTTCAATATAAGGATACATGGCTTTTACGGCAGCGACGGCATTAGTAACAGGTAACTGATTATCAAAAAGCACGTGATCCACATGAGCCAATATTGATGGATTTTGATAAGCCTCGCGACCTACCATAACACCATCCATATATTTTAAGTGCTCCTGCGCCTCTTCTAGTGACTTAATTCCCCCATTAATTGCCATAGTGAGATGCGAGAAATCACGTTTTAATTGATAAACACGAGGATAATCTAAAGGAGGCACTTCGCGGTTTTCTTTGGGGCTTAATCCCGATAACCAAGCTTTGCGAGCATGAATAATAAAGGTATCGCAGTTATTATCACGGCTGACGGTATCAATAAAATCACATAGAAATTGATAGCTATCTTGGTTGTCGATGCCAATACGTGTTTTTACCGTCACAGGAATATCGACCACATCACGCATAGCTTTCACGCAATCTGCAACGAGTTGTGCTTCACCCATTAAACAAGCACCAAAGCGTCCATTTTGTACCCGATCAGAAGGGCAACCTACATTTAAATTAATTTCATCATAGCCACGCTCTTGTGCCAATTTTGCACATTGCGCTAACGCTTGTGGATCACTGCCGCCAAGCTGTAATGAGATCGGGTGCTCTTCGTTGCTATATTTTAAATAATCACCTTTGCCATGAATAATGGCACCTGTTGTGACCATTTCAGTATACAGCAAAGTATTTTTGGTAAGCTGGCGAAAGAAATAACGGCAATGGCGATCAGTCCAATCTAGCATCGGCGCAACAGAGAATCTATTTAGTGGGTAATTGCCTTGAATACCCTGTGTTTGCTTGTTTTTTAATGTTTTATCGGTTGGTGTATTTTCGTGCATTATAACCCATTTTAGTGTATTTTCTCTTTATCAGGACACCAGTGAGGACACCAAAATTTGGTGTCCTGCTGAGAGTGAGAGAGGATTTATATAGAGATGGCTTACTATACCATATCAAAACGTGATAGAGCAGATGGCACTGCTCGATACAGATGTTCTGTTTCGGTGAAAGCTGGTGGAAAGAGAATTTATAATGAAAGTAGAACGTTCACTAAACAAGCTCATGCAAAAACATGGGGAACTAAACGTGTTTTAGAGTTAGAGCAAAACGGCATACCAGATCCAACTGATGCAACAAAAATAACAGTCAGAGATTTACTGTTTAAATATTTAAATGATCCAGATCTTGGCGGGAAAGCAGGAAGAACAAAACGGTATGTTTTAGAAATGCTGTTTGATTCTGATTTGTCTAAATATGGGCTAACAGAGCTTACCGTTTCACATATTGTTGATCATTGCAGGCATAGACACGCATCAGGTGCATCACCTTCAACCATTAACCATGATGTTAGTTATTTGACCTCGGTATTAAAATCGGCAAAACCTATCTATGGTATAGAATATACGGCTAATCCAGCGTATGAGGCACGCCCGTTACTCATTCAAATGGGATTGATTGGTAAATCGCAACGGCGTAGTCGTAGACCTCAAAAAGAAGAATTAAAACAACTAAGAGAAGCGCTTAAAAAACGAAGCGAACACAGAGAGTGCATTATCCCTTATGTTGATATTTTAGATTTTTCTATTCTTAGTTGCATGCGGATTGGTGAAGTGTGCAAAATTCTATGGGCAGACGTTGACGAAAAAAACAGATCAGTAATTGTTAGAGATAGAAAAGATCCGCGTAAAAAATCTGGCAATCATATGTCAGTTCCTTTGCTTGGTGATGCATGGACAATACTGAGTCGACAACCAAAAACAAGTGATAGAATTTTCCCTTATAACCCTAAATCAGTTACTGCAGGTTTTCAGCGTACTAGGAACGCATTAGGAATTGAAGATCTTAGATATCATGATTTAAGAAGAGAAGGGGCGAGTCGTTTATTTGAAGCTGGCTTTAGTATTGAAGAAGTGGCTCAAGTGACAGGGCATAGATCCTTAAATGTTCTTTGGCAGGTATATACAGAGTTATATCCCAAATCTCTACACGAAAAGTTTGAAAAAATAACATCAAAAAAGGCATGAAATTCATGCCTTTCTATTTTAGCATCTTACTAAAAATGCCCAAGCTTGATATCCGTATGCATGCGCATCTAATCTTTTACCAGATTTACCACGAACTTTACGGAATCTGCAAAATATCCAGCGAAAACCTTTTGGTGCTGGTTTGCTAGTAATTGGTTTTAAAGCCATTCATAAACACCTCCTTACCAAGAGAGATTTTTCTTGAGTTAACTTCCCTGAGGTGTTATTGTCAGGTTGTCACGAAGTAATTCAAGTAGTAACACTCTTAGGTTTGTTACTAAAAAAAGCCCTTGTTTAGCACCACCTAAACAGGGGTTTTATATTTTTTGCAACTGATATTCAGCTGCTTCTAGAGAAACTCCACACACCTGAGCGACTTCAATAGGTGTCATGTTTAATAGTATTTCTCTTTTGGTGGCAGGGATAAGTAACTCACCACTGAAACATTTTGCCTGCCATTCACTACTTTCAAACGCTCTTATTCGAACGTTAGGCATAGACCTAGCGAAAGATATATTTTTATGCATAAGTAAATGGCCTAGCTCATGTGCAACAGTCATCCTATCCCGACCATTTCCATTTAATGCTCCCTCATATATATCTTCCCTTAATATAATCTTGCTCTCTTGAGGTATTGTTAACCCGTGAGTTCCCGGCATATCTTCAATGGGCATTATACTGAGTTCATAATCATCAATAAGGCTAGGTAATCCAAATTCAACAAATTCCATTATAGGAAAGTGTAAGTTTGTAATACTTAACATACTCCTTATTTGATGAGTTAGCGTCCTTATATCCCTTCGATTTAGAGAGGGAACTCTATAATCTTGACCACTCAAGAGGCCTCCTTAGTTTAAGTATTATTCATTTTTATTCAAAATACTTTGTAAACGAGATAAATCTTCTGCACTTAAATCGTCAAAATTTCTGGCGAATGCAATAGCCACATCTCTTGCTCTTTCTTGTCTACCTAACAAGCTAATCTCCACTGTTTGCTGAGATTCATCGGCTGCCTTTATCAATTTTTCTTTCACATCACCACTTGCTTGGAAAAATTTTATTATATTTTCTAAAATCTGATTTGTGACAGCTCTTTTGCCAGTTTCAATCGCTGAAAGGTAAGAAGATGTCATGTCCATTGACTCAGCCATACTTTTTAAAGTGATGCCTAAATCAATCCGCATTTTCCTTACAGTCTTACCGAACGGCGTTAACATTTTGTGACTCCTCAATTAAAAAATAAGGTAAAAATACCCTACGCTTTGATATTAACAAAATGAGTTATTGAAATCAACATATTTTGTTGATTTTTTTTCATTTATTGTTTCTTTTTGTTTAATTTATTTTAAATCAATGTGTTATGAGTTCTTGTGGTATGATGTTTTTAGATGTTTTAGTATGATCATGATGCAATAAAGCATGGTTCTGGTAAATGTTAGAAACTTTAATATCATAATTATTATACATGTAAGATTAAAGGAAGAGACTGATGAGTGTTGATGTTTGCAAAAGCTTACGTAGTGAAATGATTCTAGGGAGATATATATCTATTGATAAGTTAATAGACATTTTCAGTAGGAAGTAGCTTTTTCTTGCACCACTTTCGCTCTATCAGAGCACAGCTCCATTTGAAGGCTATGCTCCAAAAAGTAACATGTGGCTGTATAGGTTATGCAGCCACATGTGATTTATTGTAATAGCTTGAATTCAGCTTTAGCTACTTCTCGTTTTTTGTCTATCCATTCTGCAAGATCTGAAATATGAACGAGTCGCCCTGATTTTTGATTATCTCTATATGTTGGGAAAGGTAACTCGCCAAGATTAGCCTTTTTATCAGCCCAAGAAGGCGATATGCTAAGGAATTTCTCAGCAACAACAGATAACGGAATTTGAGACGTTTCATATTCAGCTAACAATAAAAATACTGTATTCATATTTTCTCTCCACACTGTCCGTACACAGTTTAAATAGATATTAGTTAATGCTGGTGGTAATTATTCAATCTCTTTAAGAAAAGAGATCCAATGTGTTTTATCATTTTTCCCTACACGCTGAACAACGGTTGGTTTTTCATTGGTTAAAGCTAATATTTGTTTGGCTGGTATTTGGGTTTCATTCCATTTGAACAGTAATGTCCCTCCAGGCCTAAGCACTCTAAATGCTTCACTAAACCCTTTACTTAAATCTTCTCTCCATGATTCTTTATTTAACGAACCGTATTTTTTAAACATCCAACTATTTTTACCAACTCTAATTAAATGAGGTGGGTCAAATAACACTTGGTAAAATGTATTATTAGAAAATGGAAGGTTTTTAAAATCAGAAATAACATCTGGTGTTATATTTAAAATTCTTCCGTCACATAAAATATGTTCTTCAGCTCTAATATCATTAAATAAAACACGGTCATCTTGTTTATCAAAATAAAACATACGAGAGCCACAACACATATCAAGTATCGGTTTCACTCTTAGCCTCAAATTTAATATTTGAATCTTTATTTATCGATAATCTTAAACATGTCTTGTCATGATAATAAGATAATAGATCCTCTTCTTTTTGTAGGTCTATTGATGTTTCATTTCCCCAATATCTTAAATACCTAATTCGATACCATTTATCACCAATTTTAATAACATCATTGGGACTTAATTTGTTTATTGATTTATCCATTATTAAATCCTTTTAAACTCAATAACCCACACCCACGGATTATCCTGCCAATTTTTCTTTCCGTAGATATGCCACCATGTTTGCCCGAACCATGAACGGGAAAAATCAGGGAAGCCACATTCACGCGATATAGCATCAATGGTTGGATGGCTTGGTGGTGCACCTTCAGCGATAGCATCAGACTGACTGATATCATTCAATCTCTCAACACGAACATCGGTGATTTCTAACGTAATGCGTGAAGCCCAGCGAGGCATGTGTATAGATGGTTTCCAGCAAGAACGACCATCAACACAACCATCATCGTCACCCCACGTGAAATCACCATCAGCAGAGTAAATGACATGTCCAGTGAGATAACCATGACCATACGGCATTTCATGTACAGCTTTAGTTTGCCTATCAGGAACATAATCAATCATCAATCCATCATCATCAAACTCATGACTGACTACACTCCATGTTTCACGAACATAAATACGATCACCAATTTTACCTAGGGGGCACAAATTATGTTTTGGAGCATCCAATACATGCGTAGTTGTGCCACTTCTTGTTTTGGTCGGTTTCTTTAGCCATATTCCATTATCAGGCATTACATTTTTAACGATGCGACGAGTTTGAGTTTTACGCCCATCTAAAATGGCGCGCACCATTTCAGCATTAAAAATAATTCCACGCTCTTTCATATCATCCACCTATACGCGTAGCTGTTCTGATACGTTGGTAGATTTCTTGTGCTTGAATTCTCTCTTCGCCGATATCGCAAGCACAAAAATATTCATAAGCTGTTTTTTCAGCTTCTCGGTGGGCTTTTAAAAACTGTTCTTTTAATTGATATCTTGAAGAGCGCAACCAAAGGCAGACGGGTCCATCTTCACTATCGTATATAGCTCCAATAAACCAGCCTTCACCAGGAGGTTCCGTTGGCATCCAAGCTGATACATTAGGGTTACCGTGAGTGAAATAGTTTTGGAAAACAGGTGTATTCTCTCCGACATCTTCACTCATATAAATACAGCGTTGTTCTAATTGGTTATCCGCTACCCACTGTATAATTTCATTACCATTTTCGGAATATGGCAGTTCTGAATGAGCCCAATAACCATTTTCATCATATTCTACAAATTCTGGAGTAATTGACATAAGGCCTCCTAAATCACATTAATTAAATGGCGTGGATACATAAGTCCAATCGGGGCGAAAGGGATGTCATCTTCAAAATCAATTGGGGGTTGCTGGTTTCCTTGGGCTTGAGGTTGAGCTGGTGGTTTGTTTTGCTGTGCTGGTTGTGATCCTGCTGATTTACTAGCACCACCTAACATTTGCATTTTTCCGCCAACATTGACGATGATTTCAGTTGTATAACGCTTAATTCCGTTATCATCCCACTCTTTAGTCTGTAACTGACCTTCGATATAAATTTGTGAGCCTTTACACAGGTAACCGCCTGCAATTTCTGCTAACTTGCCGAAAATTACTACACGATGCCATTCTGTTTTTTCACGGCTTTCACCTGTTTTTTTATCACGCCAATTTTCACTTGTGGCCACAGCTAAATTAGCAACAGCACCACCACTCGGAAGATAGCGAATTTCAGGATCGCGCCCTAAATTGCCGATAAGAATTACTTTGTTTACTGATCCGTTAGCCATTTTCAGTTATTCCTATTTGAGTAAAATCGCCACCCATAAGATGGCGATTAATTAATAATTAAGCTGAAAACTTGCCAATGAATGTTTCGATTTCACTTTTATCGAATTCATCACAAAGCAGACTGCGAAACTCTTGAGCGATTTGTTCTTCAAGGTTTTCAAGTTGAACAATACGGAGCACTAAAACAGGAACATCACCTCCAGTAAGCACGCTATAACGCAATTTAATGCTACGTTCTTTTAACTCGTCATATGGGGTGCAGGTAAACTGGAATGCAGTAGGCATAACATCCTTGCTTCTTGCTTCAACATTTTCTAATACTGAACGTTTGGCACTAAAATCGTGATCTTCATGTTCAGCAGAACGTGTTGATTCAATCGTAATACGGCGAACAGCAGAAATAGCCTGTTTGATATCTAAAACATTACCTTCTGCATCAAACGCTATTAAATAATCACGCCAGTCTTCTAGCCACTCGGCTAATTCTTTTTGGCGGTATTTAACACCATCAATTTTTAATAGTGCTGAGAATGGAGCGGTTTGTTTTAATTTCACAAGAGCCGTATTATCAGCATGACCAGGCTCACCAATTGTGCCAATATTGAAAATAGTTTTGGCGCTCATTTCATTAGCATCAATAAAGCAACTAACACCTTCTTCAACTGCATTTTTGATTGAGTATTTAACAAAATCGCTAATGCTAGTTGTTTTCATTTCACCGCGAAAACGGAAGCGACCCTCTTGTAAGTTTTCCAAACTACTCACTTTAAAGTCATTCGGAAGAACAATCGCTGGGCATAATGACTTCTCTATTGCATCGAGACTTAATGAAGCCACAGCCATATTTTGAATTTGCGAAATAGCAGTACCGTCTAATTGAGACATGAATAAACTCCTACTTATTTAAAAGCATTAAATTAAATGGATAGGTTTAATTAAAAATAAGGAAACTAATTAACGGATTTTAATTTCCCGTCGAGCTGACCCTGCAAAGAAAATAATTGACCTTGATCTTCTTGCATAATGGTCAACTTACCACCTTTACCCACGTACATTGGTGTTTTGGTGGTGTCTTCTTCAGCTCGTTTCCCGCGTGGTGTTGGTGCAGAGAATTTAAGTTTATGAGTTATTTCAACTCGTTTTTCTTCCATTGAATTACTAAGGCGAGCAATATCTAATTCAATAGTGACTTTGCCTTTTCCACCATTATTTAAAACGCCTAAAGCCACATCATTTAAAACAGCAGAGACTTTATTTTCAAAAACGCCAGCGTCCAATTCGGAAAGAAAGTCGGGAACATTTGTCTTACGATCTTCTTGGCTCATTTCTATAACCTCACGTTATCACTTCACACAATAAGAAAGGGCACTAGCTACAGTAGATACCTGATATGGACTGTCATGGATGAATGCCAGTACCCTTACTTATTGTTAGAGTCATAATCAAAAAGAGCGGACCACCTGTGGTTTCATCAGCCCGATTGGGATTCGGATTTCTAGCTGACCGCAGGTTACTTTTTTTTCACGCCCACGCTCTTTGGTTATAAAACTAACTCTATAAAAATGGCTGACTGAGCAGAACATTATCACCACATCCCCGTTAATGGTTTAAGACTCAGCCAGCCATTGTTTCTCTTCACACGTTCTCTTCACACATAAAAATCATTTTCTTTGGGTCTGAATAGCACTTTTATTTGCGTACTCTGCTATTTCAGCATCCAGTTTTGCTAGTTTATCCACCAGCTCTTCACGTCTTGCGTTTAACTCACCGAGGACTTTGATAGACGATAGTTTCTCTTTCATCCAATCAACAACATCTGCATCAGTGAAATTGGCTGGCGGTATGATTACGGGTTCAGTTGTCATCGGCATGCCTCAAAAACATTTTAGAAAACTCATTTTGCTATATGCAATAAATATAACAATGAGTATTAAAAATAGCAAATGTTATTTTTTGGTGTAAGGATGTATTTTTCTTATCATATTGATTTTAAATAAAATAAAGTTATTTCTAATTAAAAAAATAGCATTAAGTATTATTTTTAATGATAGTGATATTGCTTGATTTTGGTAAATATTATTTGCATTATAGCTAACCACTGTATATATAAACAGTGGTAATGAGTATATTAAAGGATTATGGAATGGTCGAAATTTTAGAAAGGGTGGGAGTAGGTTCTTATAGAAAGATAGCTGTTAACGGGTTGGCATGTGATGACTATCTTCTAAAATCGCGGACAAGAAAAACAATAACCCCAAGAAAAACACTAGATGAAATATCAATTAAAGGAACTCGTGAATCATCAACAGCAAGGAATCCCTGAGTGCCACCTTCAAGGAATTTATAAACAGAGAAAGAGTCGCCTATTTGAGCAACTACCAGATCATCAGTACCGGGTTGTAGCTGAGTATCAACTATTGCAATGCTCCCAGCAGGAGCTTCTGAGCATCCGCTATTCTTTTTAAGTATATAAGCTTTATATGTTTTTAATGGTTTTCCTACTGGTGACAGTATAGTTTCTCCTGTGTAGCCATTTTCATCCCATACAGGTATTTCTAGAGATCTATCAGCCTTAAACTGTGGGGTTGAATTAGGTGCCTCCATGTCACCCACACCATTAGCCAGCCAGTCAATATTGACGGCTAATGCGTTAGCGATATCCACTAATTTAGAAGAACCTTTCGCATTACCATTAACCAATCTCCAAATTGTTGGTTGAGCAACACCGGACGCTTCCGCTAAAGCAGCTTGCGTCATATTTCCTCTTGTTTTCATCGCTAATTTTAAGCGTTCTGCAATTGTCGTTTTCATGTCACGAAATCTATAAGTTTGAGTATCGAAAATCAAATTGCAATTGCTATTGAATGTTTTAATACTCATTGCTATTATTTATCCATCTTTTATACGTTTGAGGTTATTTATGAAAAACAAAGCTATTGAAAAAGCAATAAGCATTGTTGGAAGTCAGAAAAAGCTAGCTGTTTTATGTGGGGTGTCTCAACCAACAGTATGGCGCTGGCTCCATGGTGGTGGCATGGATTCTAAGTATGTCGTGAAAATTGTAAAAGCGACCAGTCACCAAGTTCGCGCCCAAGATATTTCTCCTGAATTAGGTGAGTTATTAGCTCAATAGTTATAACCACAAAATAGCAAAACCGTTTAAGGCAGTTAACTACAAGAACTTATCAATGGTGGTAGGAAATGAGTAACCAATCAATAAAACAAGTAGTGAAAGAGATGTGTGAGGCAACAGCTGGTGGGCGTGAAGCTATGGCTGGTGCGCTTGGCCTGTCTTTAACATCATTCAATAACAAACTTTACGAAAAGAACGGCTGTCGTTCGTTTGATTTAAACGAACTATTAGCGATGCAAGATATTTCTCAGACCGTTTTATTTGCTGAATTTGTCGCTCGTGAATCAAACCGTTTACTCGTGGACAGAATTAGCCCTGCTGATTTAGATCAGACAGAACTATTCACATTACGTAGCAATGTTGACGAAATGCAGGGGCGTTTAGCGTTATTGATGAAGGACAGCTTAGCTGACGGCGTTATTGATAACGAAGAAGAGCAGAAAATAAAAATGATGTTAGATGGATTAATTTCGCAGATCCGCACATTTATGAATGCATTTGTTTCGTTACATCAAAAGAGAAATTAAAGATGGCTATATCCAGAAAGGGTGAAGCCAACGATGTACGGTCGCTGGCTTCGGTTTGCAAATTTCAATTGTGTGAAGAGAAATTAGCATGAGTAGATTAGCGCATTTAATACCTAAAAAGCAATTCCGTTGTTTACCTGTCTCGGGTAGTCAGTCATTTCGCTATGTAGAAATCATAGCCTCTGACGAACAACCAGACAACTACCAACAAAAAACAGGTTTGGTAGATAGACAGTCTCTTAAAAAGGCATGGGCTGATTTTTATTTTTCAAGTGGAGAGCGGGGCAATGAGCAATGAGAACCCAAACCAACTTGATCGCTACTACAAAAATCACAGGGGTATCGTTGTTCATGTTGTTCGTTATGACAGAGAAAAACAGCGTGTCATTTTTATGCTTGATGGTTGTGACGATCCGCAATGTGAACCTGTACAGCGTTTTAAAGAGAAATACACCAGAGTTAAGTGAGGCGTTGCTATGACGACTATTTTTGATGTTGTACAAGCTATGTCAGGGCAGAAAAACGTCATTGTTATTCCTGTTCCCTATTTAGATTTTTTCAAAGGTGATCAGCAAGCTCACGCCTTGTCTGCAATTTTAAATCAACTTGTCTTCTGGTCTGGCGTTTCATCAAGTGCTGATGATGGCTGGTTCTATAAAAGCCATGAAGAGTTGGCAGAAGAAATTCACGGGCTTTCTGGTGAAGAGCAAGCTCGACGCCTCGTTGATAAATTACGTAAAAAGTATTTCCCTGGTGTGATTGAAACTAAGACAAAAAAGGTTAACGGTACCCCTGTTACTCACTACAAGATAGATGGCAATAAACTTATCTCTATGATTTTCCCGTCTATTTCTGAAACGTCGAAAGTGAGGAATGGAAACGTCGAAAGTGAGGAATCGGAACGTCGAAACTGCGGAATGGAAACCGCAGAAATGCAGAATCATGGAAACGTCGAAAGTGAGGAATCCTATCTTTATACAGATCTTAACTCAGATAGAAACTTACAGATCACTAAAGACCCTTCGTCGCAGAATTCTAACGAATCCAGCGACCAGCCGAAAAATGATTTTTTAACTCGTTATCCAGAAGCAGTGATTTACAGCACTAATTTCCAGAAATGGGGTGATGAAGGTGATTTGAAAACGGCAAAATGGATGTTTGGTCGTGTTAAAAAACTGAATCCATCTGCGCTAGAGCCTACTTGGTATGACTGGGCGAACGATATTCGTTTGATGCGTCAAATCGATGGGCGGACTCATGAGCAAATTTGTGCGTTGTTCGACTGGGCCAACAAAGATTCATTCTGGCACCAAAACATTTTAAGTCCTCGTAAGTTACGTAAACACTTTGATGAGCTGATCGTTCGTAGTCAAAAACCAAAGGATGAGCCAAAGGTTCAAGTTGATACCGTTGAACGTGACAGTGCATTCTCACGCTTAATTGGTTCTCGTTCTAAACCTCAAAACCGTATTGAAGAAATTGCGCTTGAACTAGCAGGTAAGACAGGTATTCGCCGTATGAGTGAGTTTTCTGGTCGCCAAGCATGGAACAGTATTTGGAAGCAAGCGACTGAAATGTCACAGGAGGCTCAGTAATGATCCACGTATCTAGCTTTTCTGGTGGTCGTTCTTCTGCATTCATGGTTCATTTGCTTGAACAAAAAGCGGCTAAAGAAAACTTCACGATTAAACATGTGTTTATGGATACAGGTGCTGAACACCCTAAAACTTATGAGTTTATTCGTAATGTTGCTAAACACTGGAATATTGACCTCGTTTGCTTGCGTTTGGTTATTGATCCAGAGCTTGGAAAAGCTAATACCTACAAAGTTATTTCAGTAGATGAAATCGGGCATGACCTACAACCGTGGATAGATGCTTGTAGTAAATACGGTACTCCTTATGTTCATGGTGCTTTTTGTACTCGAACGATGAAAACAGAGGTATTTACTCGCTATTGCAAAGAAACTTTTGGTGAATATCACACATGGATAGGAATTAGGGCTGATGAGCCAAAACGTTTAAAAATTAGAGATGATGTTTCCTATTTAGCGGATATTAGTGACTTTGAAAAACAAGATATTCTGGGTTGGTGGAGTGAGCAACCTTTCGATCTAGATTTACCTGAACATTTAGGAAACTGCGTTTTTTGCATCAAAAAGAGTATTAATAAAATCGCTCTTGCAACGCGTGATGAGCCAGAGCTTGCAGAGCAATTTCTCAAAGTTATTACTGATAAATCTATTCATATTGTCGAACGCAGACAGCAAGAAAAGAAGATTATGTATCGTGGTAATAATTCACTTGAAAGCATCATTGCTATGTTTTCAGATCACTCCCGTGATGATATTGCAAAAACAATTCGGGGTAATGGCGGTTATGACTCCGGTTCATGCACAGAATCATGTGAGCCATTATTATGTGATTTTGAAGAAGTACAAAGTGAATATGCTAAAAGCCTAAATATATTAAAGTCAAAACCGACTCATAAATTAAAAGAAATTGGTGACCAATGGCGATCACCAGATAACCTTTACTATGGCATCAACTCTAAATATGGACCGTTTACTTTAGATTTATTCACTGATGGTCAAAACAGTAAATGCCCACACTTCTACACAGCGGAAGATAATGCGCTCACTCAAGACTGGTCAGAAAAGCTGAAAGAAATCGGCGGTTCAGCATTTGGCAATCCTCCTTACTCACGTAGTTCATATCACGAAGGTCAACCTTTAACAGGTGTTGGTCACATCATGAGCCATGCATTAGCTATGCGTGAAAAACACGGTCGATATGTTTTTTTATTAAAAGCAGCTACATCAGAAACATGGTGGCCAGAAGAAGCGGATCACGTTTGTTTTATCCGTGGACGTATTGGTTTTGACGTTCCTGAGTGGTTTGTTCCCGCAGATGAAAAACAGAAACCAACGGGCGCATTCTTTGCTGGGGCAATAGTTGTTTTCGATAAAACATGGACGGGTAAAAAATTCGATTACATTCATCGTGATGAATTAGAGCAGATCGGCAAAACATTTATTGAACAAGCAAAATGGCTTGTATCGAGAGGTGTCGCATGAAAATCACAGAGCAAATCTTAGCGTTGTACAAAGTCGGTGAAGTAGTAGATCGCGACATTATTACTCGTGATTTAGAAACCACTTTAGGTGGTGCCTCTCGTGCACTTGCTCATCTCCATAGTCTCGGTGCATTAACCAGAGTTAGTGAAAATTACCCGCTTTACTATCAAGTGACGAATGAGGCTAAAAAAGTTCATAACGCAATGATAGAGGAACGTAAGTCAGGAGAATCCGTCTACCTCGAAAAGCTAAATGCTCAGAAAGCAAAAAAACGAGGTATTCCAACAATCATATGGGTAAAACACGCCACTTCTAATTTTGCACATATGGGGAAATTACCAACTGAGCCCTACGATTCGTTAGTCAGAGCAGTAAGGAGTAATCACTAATGAACAATAAAAGCTGTCCATTCTGTAACTCTAAAAAACTAGAAGTCATGCAAGTGATGATCAATACATTCACTCGCTGTCAGAAATGTGGAGCAAGAGGTCCTATTGCTAATAACGCGGACGAAGCCCTGAAAGCTTGGGATAAAAGGAGTGTAAACGATGCTAACTAAATACGCGCTGTTTATAGGTTTTTGGTTCGTTCTCATGCTGGCTATTGGGTTGTGGGGGACTTATGCCTGAACTCATGCTCACGTTGCCATTTCCACCTAGTGTTAACTCATATTGGAGAAACATTAAGGGTAGAACGCTGATCAGTGAAAAAGGGCGTAAGTTTCGAATTAACACCATTGCTTCTGTATATGAGCAGTTAAAACGAAAACCCAAAGCTATTAAAGAAAATGTCTCTGTCCTGGTTCGTTTATACCCACCAACAAAACAGCGCAGGGACATTGATAACTTTTTAAAGGCCCCATTTGATGCATTAACACATGCGGGTATTTGGGAAGATGATCAGCAGGTAAAGCATATGGATGTGATGTTAATGGAAGTCGTAAAGGGTGGAAAGTTAGAAATCACTATCCGCTCATTTAATAACGTGATGTACGGTCACGAGTAAAACGTGGAGAGAAATAGCATGAATGGATTAATTGTTATTGATGGTTTTCAGGTTCGTAGAGATGTAGCCGGTCGCTATTGTTTAAATGATTTACATCGAGTATCGGGTGGTGAAAAGCGCCATCAACCATCGAACTGGAGTTCATTGGCTCAAACCAAAGAGTTAATTGATGAAATTTCGACCGCTCCTGAGATCACAGGAGCGCCCATTGTGACAGTCGCTGGTGGATATAACCAAGGGACGTATGTTTGCAAAGAATTAGTGTATGCCTACGCAATGTGGATCAGTGCTTCTTTTCATTTAAAAGTAATCCGCACATTTGATGCCTTAGTGACACAACAGCACCAAGAGAAACTCAGTGATAAGGTCCAAGCTGGCGTGATACTACTGGAATCGATGTCTAAAAGTTTAAATTTTTCGAATTCATCAAAATTAGGCGCTTATCAAAAATTACAGGCCATGGCGGGATTACCTGAATTAGCACCTGTGTATGCGATTGATGCACCAAGTGGATCTATGGATGGCTCCAGTCGTCCAACAGTTGCATTATCAACACTGATCAACAAACACAACCTACCTATTTCAGCACAGCAAGCCTATAAGCGATTAGCCGAACTAGGCATTGTTGAACGTCTATCACGCCCAAGCACGAAAACTGCTAGCAAAACGAAAGAGTTTTGGTCTGTTACGGCTAGAGGTTGTCAGTTTGGGAAGAACATGACCAGTCCTAGTAATCCTCGCGAAACCCAACCGCATTTCTTTGAGAGTAAAACGGATGAGTTGATTCGCATGGTGATGCTGAATAAACAGGTGAGTGCATGAAATTATTATTAACGCCTTATATTCAGCCAGAGCTTGGTGTTGTGCTACTTAAACCTGGTGCTGAATTACTCGAGCAATTTAAAAAGCATCACCGCGTGATTATTAGTGATGTGCCAAAAAGTTTAGATGTGTTGCCCTCAGGCGCATTAACGGGCGATGAACAGCCGATTTTAAACAATAAGCACATCATTCAATTTCTTAATAGTAAAAAAGTGATCCACACCATCGATAAAGTGGCACCGATGGACTCTTGGGTTATTAGTAATATCAAATACTGTCAGATTGATAACGATGAAGATAATTACCATCACCATGAGTTAGTGACGACTTTTCACGAGGCTGGGGTGATCCGCACCTGTTGGCATCATGATAACCATATTAGAAATTCATCTGCTGGGTGGGTTGCTGAATTAGCTCATAAAAACCGTATTAATTGGATGTTAGACACTATTCGTTTTCGGTTGAGATTAGATAGTAGCCACCAGCTAACGATACCTGATTTTTTCACCTTTGCGGTTATGCATAACGTTATCGATGAATTACCAGAAGCGATATTGCGCCAGATTTTAAATTGGTCAGATAAACAAGAAGAACGCAGAGTTCACGGTGGTTTTCCTGAATCTGACATTATCCCAAGCAACGTAACCGCATTATCCGCAATGAATGAACGTTTAGATGCGATAAAGCCGGTTATTAAAGTATCTGTCGATCCGGAGCCACCAGTATCATTTCTTCTTAAACCAAAAATGCAACGTTGGGAAAATATCAACTGGCTCCAATGGGTGAAAACTCAACCGTGTTGCGTGTGTGGGCAACAGGCTGATGATCCGCACCACATCATAGGTCATGGTATGGGTGGTATGGGTACTAAGGCTCACGACTTATTCACTATTCCATTGTGTCGCATTCACCATGACGAGTTACACCGCGACCCAAAACAATGGGAAGCCACTCACGGCAATCAACTCGAATTGTTATTTCATTTTTTAAACCGTTCATTAGGCATCGGTGCATTTATTTAACGTGTGTACGGCACGAGGAGTATTAGCATGAAACTAGAGTCAGCATTAAAACAATTTTATCCAAAGTCACCGATGATCACCGATACGTCAAACTGTACAGATCCCAACAGAATGAAGGGGATGGATACCGCAGGAGCACTTGGCATGACGGAACATCGTGCTAAATTTGGCATGTCTGCGTTTTTTGCTAAGAATGACGTGAGTGAAAAAGATAAGTTCAGCACCGTAGAGCAGTTAACACAATATGCACTTAAAGTAACCCCAAAGCTGGTGGCGAAATCGGCAGGTAATAAGTTGGGCTACTGTTTAGTGATCCTCGCAAAAATGGCGTTTGAAGATTACGCCCGTTCAGCGGGTTCGGTTTGCGAATGTTCTGCGTGTGCAGGCAAAGGGCTAATTTACAGTCACAAAGATGTTGTTAAGTACCAAGGGAAAACGAGTATTGATGGAACTGTTGTCATTGAATCTTGGAGTGAAAAAGAAAAAGTTGGTGAGTTATGCAAAACCTGCAATGGAAAGGGGAAATTAACTTACCGCTGTCGTTGTAAAGGTCGAGGTAAAGTATTAGATGAAAAACAAACGGAATTACAAGGCGGTGTACCTGTATTTAAAGATTGCCCTCGTTGTGCTGGTAGAGGGTACAAGAGAATGCCTTCTTCAGTCGCATATCAAGCCATTAGTAAATTGTTACCAGAGCTTAATGAGCGGACATGGCGTAGAAATTGGAAGCCATTCTATGAGATGTTAATTAGTAAATGTTTTAGTGAGGAAAGTGATGCTGAACAGATTTTTAAACAGGTGACTAGGTGTTAATACTTATATAAGGTACACTTTTAATTTTTCAAATCAAGGAAGTATTTAATGTTTATAAAAATAGAAAAAAATGAAGAAATAGCCCATGCATATGATGTTGATGAAAGACAGCGCTATACATTGTTAACTCATGATTTTTACATTAACTTAAATCATACAAATGTAGTGGAATTCATATTGAATGATGATAGTTGCTATCTCAATGGCGATATTATGGGGATGGGATTCAAGGAAACAATTGTATTTTTTATGAATGATGCACCTCACATTTTATTATTTAATAAAAACAGCATGGGAGAATATCATCGTATAAAGAGAGAATTTGAAGAATATGTGAGTGACATAAAATCAACTAAAAAACAAAAGGAAGAAAGTGTTAATGAAGGTGTTTGAGTGATTGTATTTTGTCCACAATTGCCTTATCATCTTTAAATAGTGGGCGATTTATTACTTACCACACTGAATTTTATCAAGACCTCGCTTCGGCGGGGTTTTTTGTTATTAAAAAGTAGATAAGACTTGCTGTTCTCTTTGGTCAGAGTTACATGTGTAGTTATGCACAATAACTCACCAGAGGTATAAAATATCATGTTAAAACAGTGTGATATGACAACGCAGGCAAGTTGTGTACTTGAAGCAATCTCAAAAAATGATTGGCAAACAGTACAAGCAATTTCAAATCAAACTGGGTTAAGTAATGAAAATTGTGAGTTTTTATTAACTCAGTTTGAAATAGCAGGGTTTGTCGCAAAGCAAGGAAATAGCTATATGCGTACAGCCTAAAAATATAAAGAATTTATAAAGCTGGTGGCTTAACAGTCATCGGCTTTTTTATTGCGTAGAAAAGGACTTCTGATGCAACTATTTAACGACGACGCACTCTCTGTATTGAAAACACTACCCGAAAATAGCATTGATTTAATTGCGACTGATCCACCGTATTTCAGAGTGAAATCGTGTGCATGGGATAATCAGTGGGATAGTGTTGAGGCATATTTGTTTTGGCTTGATGAGGTATTAGCTGAATTTTGGCGGGTATTAAAACCCAATGGCAGTTTGTATTTATTCTGTGGTTCTAAATTGGCGTCAGATACTGAATTGCTTGTTCGTGGGCGATTTAATGTATTAAGCCATATCATTTGGGCTAAACCATCAGGACCATGGCGACGACAAAATAAAGAAAGTCTACGTGCCTTTTTTCCTTCAACAGAACGAATACTTTTTGCTGAACATTATCAAAAGCCAGTCACAGCTAAAGGCGCTGAATTTTCTTTAAAATGCAAAGAACTAAAGCAAGACGTATTTAAACCGCTGATAGATTATTTTAGAAATGCACGGTTAGCACTGCAGGTGAGCGCAAAAGAAATAGATAAGGCAACAGGTAAGCAAATGTGCAGTCATTGGTTCAGCAATAGCCAATGGCAATTACCGAGCGAAGAAGACTATAAAAAGTTACAAACCCTGTTTACACACATTGCTGATAAACAAGAAAAACTATCACCGTTATCTCGTCACTTTAGCGAGTTAGAGCGAGAACAATTCACCTTACAAAAAGATTATCAAGAATTAATAAAAGAATATGGTTTATTAAGGCGTCCATTCTTTGTGACTGCAGATGTGCCTTACACCGATGTGTGGACTTATCCCCCTGTTCAATACTATCCCGGCAAGCACCCTTGTGAGAAACCATCGATCATGATGGAACACATTATTCGTTCTAGCAGTCGTGAAGGTGATCTGGTTGCTGATTTCTTTATGGGGTCAGGTGCAACACTGAAAGCAGCACTAAAACTTAATCGAAAGGTTTTAGGTGTCGAGCTTGAGAAAGAGCGCTTTGAACAAACAGAGCAAGAAATAAAAAAGCTAACTTGTAAGTAACCCTTACAGGTTCAACTATCTGGTAATTCAGTATAGCTTCTTTTTGAACCTGTAAATAATTCGTTATAGTACAGTGTTTTTTAAATAAAATTCTCTTGCATTCAAGTCAATAAAGTCTTTGGGAGGGAGGTATATTTTTCCTTTTTCATGAATAATAAACTTATATCTATATTCCATTTCATCTTTGAATTTTGATGGTTTATAAAAGTCAATATTTTCTATTAAATCAATAAATTCATTATATGATGGGAGATTATTTTGGGTAATATGCATCACTCGGTCGATGTATTTTATTGGGCGGTGTTGGAGTTGAACTGAAAAACCAAATTCAGATAGGGGCCTATTTCTATCAGGAAAGAAATTAAAATCAGCTAATTTTAATTGTTTAAGTATTAATTGAGATGTTTTAATACCAAATAGATCAATTTTATCTTTTGATATTTTCCAGTAGTCATTATACTCACTAAAGGACTGAGGTTTCGTAGGATTCATGGAGCAACAAAAGATATAACTATTGAGCCCAGAACGTTCTATAGTTACTTTTGCTGATTTAAATTTGACTCCATGAGACATCACATGATCGATTTCAACCTTATCAATATGCATAGAGACGGAGCCAGGAAAACTAGGCGATGGCTCTGAAGTATCTCCGAATCTAATTCCAGACTGAAAAAATAAGTTTGCAACTTTTGTTGGAAGGACTATTCCATCAGAAAAATCGATTTGAATTGTGAAGGTACCTTCTTTTTCATCTCTCAGTGAGTTATTTTCAATTTTTCTAAAATGATGAAGAGCGCCTAAGCGTAACGTTGATCCTGACATTAAATTGTATTTTTTATCACAGTATTTAAACAATTCCATTTTCAAACCTACTTTAGAGTAAAGGGATATCATTTCATATGATAATAAAAACTCAAGGGTTGATGATGAAATATTGGATAAGTGTGTCAAAGTGCCTCAATGCATTAGTTTAACTTATTTATTTGCGGTAAAATCATACTGCTGATGTTCAGCTTAAAATCACTGCATGAGGTATTTATGAAAAATGGTATTTATTACGTTACCTTTCGAAGCAACATGCAAGACTTTGGAAATGGTACTGTAACTGTTAGAAACGATATTGTTAATGGTGGTGATTTTGCTTATTTATATAGAGGCAAGGTCAATAATAGTCAGGTTGTATTAACAGTAGAAAGACATAATAGATCAGCAACCTCAGTATTTGGAGATATTGATAAATTTAATCTTATTTTGAATATCTCTGAGTCAGGAAATAACTATGAGTTATCTGGTCATGTTGAAGGTATGCAGCAGATGCAAATCTCAATTAGTGCTAAATTTATCGGGGAAGTAATTGAATGATTCTCCGGTGTCAAATCAAGGTCGCTAAGGCGGCCTTTTTTATTGGAGAAAATATGAAAAATTTATTTATTAATCTATGTATAAAGCTATCTGGTAAGACTAAAGAGCAATTAAGATTAGCTTGGTCATTTCATTATTTTGTTACCCGTTCTAAATATAAAGCTTATTGGCGAGCCGTATTTCATTAATTATCGAAAACCTCATGCAGAGATATTGATAATTGCACACTAGGTGGAGTTGTGCCCACCATCTATTTCCACATTGCAGACCACAGTATCAAGCACACATTAATCACTTCACACAAGAGCTGTGTGTCTGCATCCCTTTAACTAAACTCGGACACTCCGTAGGGGGTGTATATGCGCATGGAAAAATTAACCAATGCTACCTACGGAACAGCTGGCTTGACTGCCTTTTTTGCAAGTCTCTCATTGTATGAATGGGGATTTGTAATAGGGATGGGATTCAGCATGCTCCTTGGATTAGCAACTTACTTTATGACACAGCGAGAACAGCGGAAACGAACAGCGTTATTTGCTGAATTAGTTCATCGAAATTGTTCTAGCGATCCGCAAGACATAGAAAAGATAGTTGGCGAGATGCTGACTAAAGCTAAAAAGGACATTTAATGAATCTAAAACAGAAAGTAGCAGCAGTTGCGAGTGCCGGTGCGGTAAGCATTGCGCTAACAGTGATTGGTTACTTTGAAGGTATTCGTTATGAACCTTACCGAGATGTTGCTGGTGTTCTGACGGTTTGTTATGGACACACAGGGAGTGACATTATTCAAGGCAAGACATACACACAGCAAGAGTGTGATGAATTACTGCAGAAAGACTTTATTAGAACGCAACAACAAGTTGATGTCCTGGTTAAAGTGCCGGTTGATGATAAAACAAAAGCTTCTCTATATTCCTTCGCTTTCAATGTCGGTACTACAGCCTTTGCACGTTCTACGTTGCTAAAGAAATTAAATGCTGGTGATCAGTATGGTGCTTGCGAAGAAATGAAACGCTGGGTTTATGCTGGTGGAAAGGTTTGGCGAGGGTTAGTCAGTCGTAGAGATGCGGAGTCAGCACTATGTCATGGAAACCTTTAATTATCGTTATCAGCTTTATCCTCGTATTACTCATCACGGTCGCTGGTGGCATTTATCTCTCAATTGATAATTCATGTGTTAACGACAAAGCCAGTTTAGAAAAGCGCTGTCAGGTAGCTCTCTCACATCATCGGTACTAATTATGAAGCATTGGAAACTTTACATTGTCATTGTGATAGTGGGTATTGTTGCTGGTGGCTGCGTGCTGATTAATGCACAAGCGAAAAGAATTAATACACAAGCTGAAAAAATTAACACGCTGACAAAAAACAACAAAGAACTTACTAATACGCTCGAAGAACAAAAGGCCATCAATGCTGACTATCAAGTGCGCATAGAGCGACTAAATCAACTCGATATTAAATACACTCAGGAGTTAGCTAGTGCAAAGAATGAAATTGATGGGTTGCGTGATGATATTCGCAATGGCTCTAAGCGGGTGTATGTCAAAGCCGAGTGTCCAGCAGTCACCAAGAATTCCACCGAAAGCGGAAGCAATGAAAACACCGCACGACTTAACAAAGCAGTTGAACAAGATTATCTACGTCTCAGAGAAATGATAGTCGAGAACGAACAGCAAACTTTGTATTTGCAGAATTATATTAGGACGGAGTGTGTGAACTAAAAAAAGCCCTACGTAGGGTACGAGGGCTAAAATAAACCAAGTTGAAAAATATCAATCTTTAATTAGTATAGTATACGTAACTAAATATACTCATAGTACAAGAATAAAAATATTACTTTTAATTTTAACTGGAATTATCTTTGTTAATTAATCCGTAAACTTATTACATTAGTTATCAAATAATATGTTTTTGTTTATGTTGAAATAAAATTTAAGTGTAATAATAATTATTAGATTACTTAACTATAAGGGTATTTATGTTCAATCATAGAATAATAAAATGCTTCTTTGGAGTTTGATGCCATCAATCCTTGATATATGCAAAATGGCACTTCATTATACTGATGTTTTTCCCCACATTTGAAATTAATTGCTAATGTTTTACTGTGGTAATCGTAAGCAACAGAGATGATGTTAGACGATGAAATATAAATTTTATCCATTAGAGTAAGCTCTATTAGGTAAATGTAATAAATGAAAAATAGGTTTTTGACCTTAGCTATTGTTAATCTTAGTAGAAATATTAAATTAGTTTTATGTGATAATGGAAAAGTAATGGAATTTATTATTTGTGTGAAGTTAATCACAATAAAGATATGGAATACTTAGAATAAAAAAAGCCCAGCATTAAGCATGGGCAAACTAACAAGATGTCAATCAAAGTATAGCGATGTTTGTTTAGTATAGATTAAATAAGTGTATATACCAGTTTACTGTTGTTAATTATCTAATTTTAATTAATTGACATAAAACAAGATGACTATACAGGGGTAAACTGGGCAGAGACTGAATTAATAGGGCAATTACTAATAGAGCGCTATTTAGGAAATTATTTAGTAGGTAGTTACCAGATCTCTTCATCAGCGGAGTATGGTTAAAAAAAAGGCCCTAAAGGGCCAAACACAAAAAGGCATGAAAAATAATCAATCAAAGTGTGAGTACAAATACTACATTAGAAAAATATTAAATAAAGTAACAAAGTGTAAGAATAAAAAAATACTTCTCCGTAAATTAAATTTAAGTAAAAAAAAGCCCACATACATGGGCAAAACTAACGAACCACAAAGTAATAGGGGGGAGAGATATTCTTTTAGTATAATCAAAGAAAGGAGAAATACTATTTTAATGTTATTAAATATTTTGTTTTATGTTAATCATTTGAATCTATGTTACTGAACCTGTTAGGTGTTATGTAGCTGGCATTATTGAGTTAATACAAAAATAAAAGTTAAACACCAAATGTGCCTCAAGTTATGAATGAACTAAATAACAGAACGTGGTGCAGTCAGAAGTAAAGTCGGGAAATCCCGCCTTTAAAATCAAAGGGGATTATCCTCCTCTTTAAAATGGCAAATATCTGCCCTTTAAATTATAGGAGATAACATGCCACCTCGCATACCTCGCGCATGTCGTAAACAGGGATGTGCTAAGACAACAACAGAACGTAACGGTTACTGTGAAGACCATCAGAATCTAGGGTGGGAAACCCACCAGCGCGGTAAGTCTCGTCATCAACGTGGTTATGGTACCAACTGGGATAAGCTACGAGCTCGTATACTCAAGCGTGATAAGTATCTGTGCCAAGAATGTTTAAGGTTAGGACGAGCCACCGAAGCGAAAACAGTTGACCATATCATAGCTAAGGCACATGGGGGTACCGATGCGGAAGAGAACCTGCAGTCGTTATGTATTTCATGTCATAGAACTAAGACAGCAAAGGAAGGGAAATAATTCCGTAGCTCAAAGCAACCTTATTATTCATAGGGGAGGGGCGGGTCAAATCCCTGCCACTCTCACCACCTAGGGCCGCCCCCTTACCTCTTTTCACATCACCGCAGGTTAGAAAACTTTTTTTGGGGAACCTCAAGCGATTATTGATAGGAGATTTCTATTATGGCTGGACCGCCTAAAACCCCGTCACATCTGCAATTGGTGAGGGGTAACCCATCAAAACGACCGATTAATAAAAAAGAGCCAAAGCCCCCTTCAGGGGTACCCCCAACTCCGAAGTATTTTGATAAGCGGGGAAAGTATTGGTTTAAGCGGATGGGCGAAGAATTAAACGCATTGGGCGTAATGAGCACACTCGATGCTAAGGCATTAGAAATGTTAGTCGAAGCCTATGTTGAGTATCGACAACATTGCGAGACACTCGATGAAGAAGGTTATACATACGATGTCATGTCATCGATGGGCGATAAATTAAAAAAAGCTCACCCTGCAGTCGCCATGAAATCTGATGCATGGAAACGTATTCGTGCCATGTTAAGTGAATTTGGTATGACTCCCGCTTCTCGAGCAAAAGTCACTATGAATACACCCGCCGAAGAAGATCCTTTTGAGGCATTTTTGAAAAAGCGCAAATGATGAATGGCAATCGTAGCAGATGGAATTCAGTACGCCGAACAGGTGGTTGCTGGAGAAATTGTTGCGTGCGAACTGGTACGTTTAGCGTGCCAGCGGTTTTTGAATGATTTAGAGCATGGGCCTGAGCGTGGCATCTATTTCATTGAAGATCGCGCACAGCACATACTCGAATTTTACAGTTTTATTCCTCATGTCAAAGGGGCGTTAGCAGGTCAGCCTATTGATCTAATGCCTTGGCATGTTTTTATTTTAATTAATATTTTTGGCTTTGTTATCCCGTTAATTGATGAACAAACGGGTAAAGAAGTTGTAGATGAAGACGGTGATGTTGTCTTTGTCCGTCGTTTTCGTACAGCTTATAACGAAGTTGCACGTAAAAATGCAAAATCTACGCTGTCATCGGGCATCGGTCTGTATATGACAGGTTTTGACGGAGAAGGTGGCGCTGAAGTTTACTCCGCAGCAACAACGCGCGATCAGGCTCGTATCGTATTTGAAGATGCGAAGAATATGTTGAAGAAATCCAAGGCAACACTGGGTCGTTTATTTGGATTTAATAAGCTCGCTATTTACCAAGAAAAAACGGCTTCTAAATTTGAACCGCTTTCTAGTGATGCTAATAACCTCGATGGTTTAAATATTCACTGCGGTATTGTTGATGAATTACATGCGCACAAAACTCGTGAGGTATGGGACGTATTAGAAACCGCTACCGGTGCGCGTCTTCAGTCTCTTCTTTTTGGGATCACTACAGCCGGTTTTAATAAAGAGGGAATTTGTTACGAACTGCGGGATTACGGTATTAAAGTGCTTCGTGGCCAAGTGGATGATGACTCGTTTTTCGCGATTATTTATACCTTAGATAAAGACGATGATCCTTTTGATGAAACCGTGTGGCAAAAAGCGAACCCGGGTCTCGGTGTTTGTAAGCGCTGGGATGATTTACGCCGTTTAGCCAAGAAAGCCAAAGAGCAGGTTTCGGCACGGATTAACTTCTTTACCAAACACATGAATATTTGGGTCACGGCTGAATCTTCATGGATGGATATGATGAAGTGGGATAGTGCGCCTGAACTTGCATCACCACAAGAATTGAAAGCTTATCCGTTATGGGGCGGTGTTGACCTTGCCAATAAAATTGATATTTGTGCGGCAGCTAAAGTATGGAAACAACCCGATAACGGTCATGTTCATGCTGATTTTAAGTTTTGGTTACCCGAAGACCGACTTGAGCGTTGCTCTAAACAAATGGCTGAACTCTATCGTAAATGGGCTGATATGGGGTATCTCGAATTAACCGACGGTGAAGTTGTCGATCATGCTCAAATTAAAGAAGAAATCATCGAATGGGTGACGGGCGAGAACTTAAACGAACTGGGTTTTGACCCGTGGAGTGCGACACAATTTAGTTTATCACTGGCTGAAGAAGGGTTACCCCTTGTAGAAGTAGCTCAAACGGTGCGTAACTTTTCTGAATCCATGAAAGAGATTGAAGCACTGGTTTATGCGGGTAAGTTTCATCATGGCCAACACCCTGTTATGAACTGGATGATGTCGAACGTCACGGTTAAACCGGATAAAAATGACAATATTTTCCCTAATAAATCAACACCAGAAGCCAAAATTGATGGTCCTGTGGCGCTATTTACAGGCATGAGCCGATTATTGGTGAATGGTGGAGATCAGGAACAAAACCTCTCTGATGTCCTCGCTTCTCGAGGCTTACGCTCTCTCTAAGGAAATTTAATGAAATTTTTAACAATAACAGCCTTATTGGTTGGGATTGCGGGTGCCTTTTTGTTGTCATGGGGCGCTTGGTTAATCTACCCACCGATAGGGTATATTTGCGCGGGTTCATTGTGCCTTTTATGGTCATACCTTGTTTCAAGAGCGCTTGGGCAACCTAGAAATAACAAGGAGGAATAATGTTTTTCCCTGGGTTATTTCAGAAATCTCAGAAAGAGATGACCTCATCAGAATTGAGTGAGTTAATTGGATTGTCTTATGACACTTATTCTGGTCGAAGAGTGAGTACACAACTCGCTATGCAACTGACTTCTGTATTTAGTTGTATTCGTGTTCTTGCAGAATCGGTAGGGATGTTGCCATGCTCCTTATATGAACAATTAGAAAGAGGAAATAAACGCGCCACCAAAGAACGGTTACACAAATTACTGGCAGTTAAGCCCAATAATTACATGACACCTCAAGAGCTTTGGGAGCTATTAATTGCCTGTTTGTGTTTAAGGGGGAATTTTTATGCTTATAAGGTGTACGCCCTAGGCGAAGTGGTTGAATTACTACCTCTCGATCCTAGTTGTGTCACGCCAAAATTAAATAGCCAATGGGAGCCAGAGTATCAGGTGACATTTCCAAATGGTAAAAGTGAAACACTGACACAGCAAGAAATCTGGCATGTGCGGATTTTTACTCTTGATGGTTTAGTGGGGTTAAGCCCAATCGCGTATGCACGTCAGGCTATTGGTTTAGGATTAGCCACCGAAGAGCATGGTTCGCGTTTATTTGGAAATGGTGCGGTGACAAGTGGTGTATTGCAAACGGATCAATATCTAAAAGATGATGCTTACGAAAGACTAAAATCTGACTTCGGTGAACGGCACCAAGGGTTAGCCAATGCACACAAGCCTATGATTTTAGAAATGGGGTTGAAGTGGCAACAAATTAGTTTATCGGCTGAAGATGCGCAATTTCTTGAAACACGAAAGTTTCAGTTAGAGGAAATTTGCCGTATTTTTCGTGTTCCTCTCCATATGGTGCAAAACACCGATCGTGCCACATTCAATAACATTGAAAACTTGGGTATTGGTTTTATTAATTACTCACTTGTTCCCTACCTTATTCGTATAGAGCAACGCATTAATGCAGGACTAGTAAAAGCCAGTAAACAAGGCACTTTTTATGCCAAATTTAATACTGGCGCTTTATTACGTGGTGATATGAAATCGCGATTTGAAGCCTACTCAACAGGCATTAACTGGGGGATTTATTCGCCTAATGAATGTCGTGAACTCGAAGAGTTAAATCCTCGTGAGGGTGGTGATATTTATCTCACACCGATGAACATGACTACTAAGCCAGAAACCCAAAAACAAGAGGAGAAAGCGCATGCCGATGACGACCAAACAACGGCTTGATGTGCCATTGAAAATTAAGTCTGTTAGTGACTCTGGCGAGTTTGAAGGCTACGGCTCCGTTTTCGGGGTAAAAGACAGTTATGCCGATATTGTGATGCCGGGGGCTTTTCTTAATTCCCTGAGTCAGTGGAAAGAAAAAGGTGCGTTACCTGCTTTACTTTGGCAACACCAAATGGCTGAGCCTATTGGTATTTATACCGAAATGAGAGAAGACAGCACCGGACTCTATGTAAAAGGTCGCCTGTTAATTGATGACGATCCTTTATCTAAACGTGCACATGCTCATATGAAGGCCGGATCACTCTCCGGCCTTTCTATTGGTTACATTCTTAAAGATTATGAATATGACCGCAGTAAAGATGCCTTTCTACTGAAAGAAATCGACCTATGGGAAGTCAGCTTAGTGACGTTTCCTTCCAATGATGAAGCGCGAGTCAGTGATGTGAAATCGGCATTTGCTCGTGGTGAATTACCTACACAAAAAAGTATTGAGCGAGTCCTGCGCGATGTTGGGCTTTCGCGAACACAAGCCAAGGCTTTTATGGCCAAAGGCTATGATGCACTTTCTCTGCGTGATGTTGAGCAAGAAGCATTAGAAACATTGAAATCTATTTTTAAATAATAAAGGAAAAATTATGGCTATTGATCATAAAGACGTCAGTGAAGTTGCGCAGGAATTAAAAGGTCAGTTTGACGAATTTAAAAAGTCGAATGATAAACGTATCGATGCGATTGAAGCTGAAAAAAGTAAGTTATCAGAAACCGTTGATACCTTAAATGGCAAATTATCAGAGCTGGATGAATTAAAAAGCAATCTAGAAGCGGAACTTGCTTCAGTGAAACGTCCAGATGGTAACGTAACGAATAAAGATGTCACTGAACACAAAACTGCGTTTGAATTATTTGTGCGTAAAGGTACAGATGATGGCCTTGCGGAGTTAGAGCGTAAAGCAATGCAGGTCGGCTCAGATCCTGACGGCGGTTATGCAGTACCTGAAGAACTGGATCGTAATATCATTACGGCATTGCGTGATGAAGTGGTTATGCGCCAAGAGTGTAATGTGATTACGGTTGGCACAGAAAAGTTTAAACGCCTGATTAATCAAGGTGGCACAAATAGTGGTTGGGTCGGCGAAGTGGATAAGCGTCCTGAAACCAGCACATCAAAACTCGCTTCTATTGAGCCTGTATGGGGAGAAATTTACGGCAACCCTGCTGCTACTCAAACTATGCTTGATGATGCCTTTTTTAATGTTGAGCAATTCATCACCAGTGAGTTAGCCACAGAATTTGCGGAGCAGGAAGAATCGGTATTTACCCACGGTGACGGTATTAAAAAGCCTAAAGGTCTGTTGGCATACGGCAGTGACGATAAAGGCGATAAAGAGCGTGAGTGGGGTAAGTTACAGCATTTGTTATTGAAAAAACCGACAGAAATCACTGCGGATGAAGTCATGAAATTGATTTACACCATGCGAAAAGTGTATCGTACAGGTGCTAAATTTATGATGAATAACAATACATTATTCCAAGTTCGTACATTGAAAGATGCTCAAGGTAATTATTTGTGGCAACCCGGTCTGCAATTAGGGCAACCTTCAGCATTATTAGGGTATGGCATTGCAGAAAATGAGCAATTTGCTGATGTCTCTGCTGATGCTGTGCCGATTGCTTTTGGTAACTTCAATCGCTGTTACACCATTCTTGATCGTATTGGTGTTCGTATGTTACGTGACCCATACACCAACAAACCGTTTGTCCATTTCTATACGACGAAACGCGTTGGTTCTATGTTGGTTGACAGTAATGCGGTGAAGTTACTGAAAGCTGGAGCCACTAAATAATCTGAGTTTATGTATCTCAGTTTCATAGATACCGCTTAATTGCGGTTTTTTTGTGCCTGCGATCGGGATAGGTCGCAGGATTAAGGAGGATACATGCAATTACCTACAATTGAAGAGTTGCGCCTTCAGTGTCGTATCGATATCGATGATGAAGATCCTCTATTACTTGGGTATTTGACTGCAGCAAAGGAAAAAGCCAGTAATTATTTAAATCGTAATCTGTATGAAACTGATATTCCTGATGAAGATAAAGAGGGATTGATTATTACTCCCATCATTAAACTGGCATTAATGCTCGCTGTCGGCTTTTGGTATGACACAAGAGAATTAAAGAAAGTACCACAAGGATTTTATGATTTATTGAGTGATTATCGTATTTCACCGATGAGGATTAAATAATGCTGGCTGGTGAACTCAATAAACGCATCTCTCTTTCTCACTATGTTACTGAACGTGATGATTTTGGGAGTGAAAAAGTCGTTCCAAAAAAAGTGGCTGAGGTATGGGCCAAAGCAGAATCGATGTCGAACCGTAAGATTCGTACAGCTGACCAAGATCAGGTAATTGAAACCTATCATTTCACTGTTCGCCCTCGTTCTGATGTCGATATGGGGTGGCTGGTTGGATATCAGGGGCGACTATTTACCGTTCGGGCTGTTGATCGTAATCAGTCTGATAGAGTCATTATTACCACGGAGGCGAATATTCAACATGATAGAAGTTGATATTAAAGCCGATCTGGAGCGTATTACGGGGATATTAGCTTATCCGCTGAAACTCCCTTCCGATAAATTAGAAGGAGTTATCTATCAACGGATTAGTGACCCAAAGATAGACTCTGGATTAGCCCGCACATCACTGGTTCAAGCTCGTTTTCAAATCGTTATTCAAATTTCCGATGATTACCCCAAAGCCTTGATGCTGGAATCCAAACTTTGTCGTGAATGGGAGTCCATCCAACATGGTTATATTGGCAACTACCCTGTTCAAACTGTTCAGCGAGGTAACTTTCTGCAGGACATGACTGAGCAAACGGAAAATCGCAAAATCTACCGTATTTATCGTGATTTTATTATCACTTATCCCGAGGATGCAACGTGATAACCAACCTTAGCGTGACAGGGTTGGATGAATTAGGTCGGAAATTAAAACAGTTAGAAGTTGAGTTAAAAACCAAGATATTACGCGATGCAGGGCGAGAAGCCATGCAGGTCGTGAAAGATGATATGGAAGCCCATGCAGGGTTTGATGCGAAAAGCACTGAGCCTCATATGCGAGACAATATTACCATCAAAACGACACGAGTAAAAAATACAAATGGGGCTGTCATGGTCACCGTAGGACCGACAAAACCTCATTATATGAAAGCACGCGCTCAAGAGTTCGGCACCATCAAACAAGTTGCTCGTCCTTTTATTCGTCCAGCCCTCGATTACAACCAACGTGCGGTGCTCAATACCTTAACTGAGCATATTCGCCATGCCCTTTCTTTATATACTTAGGAGTAAAAATAATGGCAGATCAAAAAACATCGCCAGAATACGCCATGCTTCCCGCGGGCACTATTGTGAAATTTGGTAAAGCGGGTGATACCGTTGAACAAATGAAGCCACTGGTTAACTGTAAGGCATTAGGTGCCACAGGACAATCAGGAAGCTTTGTTGATGTCACGACACTTATTGATAAAAACAAACAATTTATCTCTGATTTACCGGAAGGACCTGAAAAGTCGTTAGGCTTCATTGATGATCCAGAAAATGAAAACTTTGTTGCGTTCTTGAATGCAGCAGAAAAGCGTGAAACGGTGCAGTTTTACTGCGAGCTTCCTAATAAACGTACCGCAACCATGATCCTTTCATTGTCAGGCTGGGAATTAAATGACATCTCAGCGCCTGCTAATGAAGCCATCCAGATCACCGTAAAAGGAAAACAAAATAACCTTGTATGGGGAACTTCTTCTGCAACATCAACAGGAGATCAGGGTTAATGAAAGGATTAAAAGCCTCTTTACTTACTGCGAAACCTCAAATTATCGAAGTCGATATTCTATGTGGAGTAAAGGTAAACATTCGTCGTATGACGGCTAACGAGTTGATGAATTTGGAACTTGAGGTTTCTGAATTAAATCAACATGGCAAATTACGTGAGGCATCATTACGAAACGTAGGTATGTTGCTGAATTGCTTGGTTGATGATGAAGGTAAACCGATAAGTAAATCGTTACTACCCAAACCAGAAGAATTGGTTAACGTCCATGATAATGCGATCCTCATCGAAGCGATTAACGTCGTGAAGCAACACTCCATTGGCACGTTAGACGAGGCAAAAAAAAACTAACGGATAGCCCGTTACTCTACTTTGCTTATCAACTTTCTGAAGAATTGGGAGAAATTGATCCCTATCGCGTTCTCAGCTTGCCTGCCAATACATTACTGGGTTGGCAGGCTTATTTTGCGCTCAAATCAGAAAAACCAGGTGTAATACCACCATCAGATATACCTCCCTCTCCTGAAAGTGCACATCAACCAACAAGCACATTTAAATCTGTTGAACAGCAATGTTCTGACGTAATGAAAATGATAGGAAGATAATATTATGGCCACTAATTTAGCCGATTTACGGGTTGGGCTATTGCTGAATGACGCCAGTTTTAGAAGCAATATTACAGGCGCATTAAACCATGCAGGGCGTGAAACAGAACGTTTTTCTAATAAAGCAAAGCGTGAAACAAAAGCGGTTGCAGATGGTTTTTATTCAATCAGTCATCAAGTGACGAATGTTGCAGGACGACTGGCGATGTTAGGGGGAGTGAGTTTATCCATTGGTAGTATTTTAAATATTTCTCGCAAGTATAGTCAGGCAATTTCTGATCTGAGTGCGATTACGGGGGCGTCTATTGAGCGCATGAAAGAGTACAGTATTGCTTCTCAAGAAATGGGGCGAACAACGGAATTTGGCGCAATAAAAGTCGCGGATGCCATGAAACTTATTGCGTCAGCAAAACCGTCATTACTGCAGACAGCGGGAGCCTTAGAAGATGTAACGGCGAAATCGATTACCTTGGCGCAAGCTTCAGGTATTGAGTTAGCCGATGCGGCGAAATCTCTTACCTTAAGTCTTAATCAGTTTGGTGAGTCTGCTGTCTCATCTGAGCGTTACATTAATGTGTTAGCAGCAGGTGCGAAATACGGTGCATCTGAAATTAACGAAACAGCACAAGCTATTGTGAAAAGTGGCACCGTTGCTTCTCAAGCTGGTGTTTCATTTGAACAACTTAATGCGTCTATTCAAGTTTTAGCAGGAAAAGGGATCAAGGCCGAAGTTGCCGGTACGATGTTGCGTAACGTTCTATTGGCTTTGGAGCGTTCAGCTGATAAAAACTTGCGTCCATCTGTTGTTGGCCTAGCCACAGCATTAGAGAACCTCGACAAGAAAAACTATTCTACTACTGCATCAACAAAGATATTTGGTCGAGCCAATGTCAGTGCGGGTACTATTTTAGTTAAGAACAGGGATCAGCTAGTTGATTTAACTAAGGCACTCACTGATACAGAAACAGCGTATGAACAAGCGGGAAAACGAGCGCAAAATCTAAATGCTGATTTAGAATTAATGGAAAAGTCGTTTGAAGGCTTGGCGATTAAAGTCGGTACCAGTGCCGATGGTCCTTTACGTACAGGTGTTCAGAATGTTACTTCCGCTGTGAATGCATTAAATAACAACTTCTCTACGTTAGCCAATATTGCGACTTACGCTGTCTTACCCGTCATTGGCGCCAGAATGACGAGAGGACTTCAAGATCAAACCAAAGAGTGGGTGAAAAATGAAGTTGCAGTAAGAAATAATGTCAAACAAATGAGAGAAACGGCTCAAAGAACCATTGATTCAGCAAAAGCATCTAGAGAGTTAGCCCAACAAGAGTCAAGAAGGCTAGCAACTCAATCCATATTGAATAGGCAACATGGTATCAATGCTAATTATCAAAAAGAGTATCTGGCATTAAATAGGCAGATTCGAGAAGCCAATCGACTAGAAATGTTAGGTAAGCAACAACTTGCTGCAGCCAACAATCAGCTGTCTTATAGTCAAAGGGCATTGCGAGCATCTAGCTTAGGACTCCGAAGTGTTGTTTCTGCCTTAGGTGGACCAGTTGGTGTCTTGGCTTTAGCAGGTTCAGCTATTTATTATTTTGCAACTAAAGCTGATGAAGCTAAGTTGAAGGTTGATGGTTTACGGGGCTCAGTTGCTGAAACAATAGAAGAGCTTCAGCGTTTATCTAGAGTCAAATTAGAAATACAGGCTGATGAAATCGCAGAAAATATTTCTTTATTAGAAGCTGAGAGATCTCGAATCTATGGTGAGTTAGCTAGATATTCTGAAGATAGACAAACCTCGATGTCAGAAATAAAAGACAGCGGTTGGTTTGGTAACGCCATGGTCAGTGCTTTTGGGGATGATCCTGAAGAGGTGCTTCGAAATAGGCGAAGTGCGTTAGGAAAATTAGAAGATATAAATAAGGATTTAGAGACTCAATATCAACGACAAACAAGAACAAAAGAAGCCATAGAAAAAGGTGTTTTTAGTCAACCGACTAAAGAAGATAAGCCACTGGGAGATAGCGGAGGCGGTGGAAATGATGGAGGGAATGACCTAGCTTCAGGTTCTAAACAAAAAGTTAGTCAATACCATCAATTACGCATGCAAATAGAGCAAGAGCATGCAACAAGTTTAGAGCGAATATCCTTAAGTGAATCGGAAACAATGCGCAAGCTTCAGGAAAACTTAAAAGCTGGTGGTATGAAGCAGGAAGAGTATGAACGATTAAAAACACTTAACGCTGAAAACCATATGAAACAGCGTGCAGAGTTAGCAGAAAAATACTCTCCTATGCGCGCATCCATCCGAAATGAACAAGAGATGACCAAAGAGCTTAAATCACTCTTTGAGCAACAATTGTTGACTGAAAAAGAATACCAATATGCACGGCGCCAAATGGCACAAGATACGACAAAATATCGTTTATCAGAGCAAGCAAAAGGTATTTCTCTCCCTAATATCAGTATCCTTGGTGAAATAGATCCGGTTATTCAATTAAGAAACCAACTTGAAGAGCAGAAAGCACTTTATCAGGCTTATTATAACGATGGCATGATTAGTAAAGAACGTTATGAACAATTGATGGTCGCAGCAACCAATAAATCAAAAGAGGCTCAATATCAGGCTAGCAAAGAGTTATATGCATCTCAAGGAATGTGGCAACGCATGCAAATGAATTTAGTTGATACCATTGAACAAAGAACAGCGAATTCAATGACTGGTATTTTGATGGGTACAAAGTCATTTTCTGAAGGTATTAAAGATTTTTCAGCTTCCATTGCTAGTTCTATTATTTCGGATTTGATCCGTATCGCCATTCAAGCTCAAATCACTAATGCATTAACAGGATTGTTTGGTGGAGTTTTTGGTGGTGGCGAAGCAGCTACGGGTGCAAAAACTACGGGAAAAGTTGGTGTAAAAGCAAACGCTAAAGGTGATGTTTATAGTTCACCAAACTTGAGTCAATATAGTAATCAAGTTGTGAGTTCTCCAACGTTATTTGCCTTTGCAAAAGGCGGCACGCCTAATCTTGGCCTGATGGGAGAGGCGGGTAGTGAAGCTATTATGCCCCTAAAACGTGGACCTGATGGCTCTTTAGGTGTAAGAGCAACGGGGGCTAATTCCATCTCTTCAGGTGACACTATTATTCACCAAACATTTCATGTGACAGGTAACGGTGATGAAGCTTTGTATCAAGCCATGCAGGAAGCTGCAAGAATGGGTGCTGAACAAGGTGTCTCAAAAGCTAAATCTGACATTATGCGAGATTTTCAAACCAATGGTACGTTAAGAAGGAATCTACGATAAATGGCAACGATATTATCGTGGCCACAATCCATCGTGCCAGCCACATTAAGTTGGCAACTCGTGAGTAACAGCAAAACCTTTACATCAACCTTTACGGGAAGTGTACAGACCGTACGCTTTCCCGGCTCACGTTGGCGTTGCAGTATGTCATTTAATAATTTGACTGATGAGCAAGCAAGGGTTTTAGAGGCGTTTGTTGCCGAGTTAGATGGTGAAAGTGGTCGAGTGAAAATTAGTGATTGGGCGCGCTCTGGTTTAACTCAGCGTGGTAAACCTAAAGTTAGCCAACCCAATCAATCTGGAAAATTATTGGAGAGTAAAGACTGGTTACCCAATAGCATTGTTTTACGCATTGGTGATTATATCACGGTAAATGATGAACTAAAGAGAGTGACGGCTAATGTGATTAGTGATGCACAAGGAAACGCAACAATTCCTATTGCCCCTATATTACGTTATGCACCGACAGTAAATGATTTGATAGAAAATGAAACGCCATACGGTATTTTTAAACTAACCAGTAACGATCAAGGTAATTTCCAGCGTAAACCGGGCATACTTACTAGCACTTCTTTGTCATTCGAGGAGGCCTTAACATGAAATATCATCCCTTTAGTAATGACATGGTTAAGGCAATTAACGAGGGGTATTATTTGGTTGTTGCCTCTCGTTTAGATCTCAAATCAGGTGTTGTAAGAGCACATACTGGTGTGGGCAATATCATTATTGCAGGTGAAGTTTACCAAGGTGTAGGGCAATTTGGTGCCATTGAGTCTGTGGGTGAAAATATGACCACTAGCCCACAACAACTCATTATGAAACTCTCAGGCTTCGATTCTTCCTTGATTGGAGAAGTGATGAACGAGCGGGTTCGTGGGCGAAATGCACAATTGATGTTAGTTGCATTAAATGAAGAAGGAAAACCTGCGCTTGCTGAGGTTTTATTTGCTGGCCAAATATCAACCATTGGTGTGACAACGGGTGAAGAGAATGAAATAGCAGTTACTGTTTCTAATCGATTTGAACGTTGGTCTTATGGATTACCAGACAGATTTACTGATGAGTCATGGTCTAAACGTAAAAATGGCGATAGGATATTTCGTTATGTTGCGCAGATGGCTGATCGGGCTATTTATTGGGGTAGCAAGAAAAGTGCACCTGCGTTTATTTATAAATAACTCTGATTATTGGTGTCGATTAAATGAAAAAAAATATTATTATTTTATTATCCATACTTTTAATTTTACCTAATTTAGCTTCATGTGATAAATCCGACTCAGATAAAAATAAATATAGTGCTCCTTTTGGCCTAGAGTGGGGTATGTCTATAAATAAACTTAAAAAAGAAATAGGGAACGATATTGAAATTTTAAATAATCAAGAAAATTGTCCATTTGTTAAAGTTAAATCTGAAAGTCTACCTAATGGTTTAAATAATAAAAATGAAACCTACACACTTATATTTTTACCAGAAAATAAAGTAATTAATTTTAACGGACTTATGGGTGTGGACTATTTTTACTTCATAAAAAATAAAGAAATATATGATATAGACTTTAAAAAAATGCTAAATAATCTTGAATTAAAATACGGGGAACCAACTAGAAAAAAAGAAGACGATAAATTATTTAAATATGTTTATTATTTTGATTTGGAAAATAAGAACATTATTTTAGCTGGACATAAAACAGAGTACGGGTACACGATTTGGATGTTGCAAGCATTCTTGCCAAAAGAAAATAAAAATACCATAGATCAAGCCGTAGAAAAGTTAAATTTAGAATGTAAAAAAGAAAGAAATCCTCTGTAAAAGAAAATGAATATAAACACCCGCTTCGGCGGGTTTTTTATTGTCTGGAGAAAACCATGAGACACCCACAATGGACCACTCGCCTTCCTGAAACCTTAAAGAATGCCATAAATCACCCTTTTGCATGGGGGGAACATGATTGCTGTTTGTTTGCATCTGATTGCGTCATTGCTGTTTGTGATTTTGACCCCTGCGAAAGCATTCGTGGGCGCTATAAAACAAAGATAGGCGCATTCAGAGTATTACAAAAAGAGTTTGGAACATTGGACGGCGCTGTGAGCCGTTTTTTTGATGAAGTTCCAACAAACGAAGCAGGGCGTGGTGACATTGTGATGTTTGAGGGGGATGAGGGAAATACATTAGGTGTTTTGTGGGCGGGTAAATTGTGGGCAGTTTCAACGGATGGAGTTCGCGCTGTGAGCAATAAACCGATTAAAGCATGGAGAGTACAATAAATGGGTAAGACAGTCACAAGCGTTGTCTCTGCGGGCTTAATGATAGCAGGGGTTATTGCTACAGGTGGGTTGGGTACCGCATTGATTGTTGCTGGTATTGCTGTTCAAGCGGCGAGTGCGTTTATTTTTAAAGATAAAGTGCCTGGTTCCGGTTATCGTGACCAATCTGAACGTAAACAGATGCTACGCTCTGCCTCTGCACCTGAGACGGTGGTTGTAGGTAAAACAATGATGTCAGGGTTGCTTTTCTTTGCCGAAGAAGAGGAAGGTGAACAAGACGAAAATGAAGAACTCTACATGGCATTAGCCATAGCATCCCACCCTATCCATAAATTAGGTCAAATTTATTTCAATGATGACAAAATTGAAGATTTAGGCGACAACGCACAATACGAATTTCATAACAGTAGAACTGAGGCGGATCCATACCTATTAAAACATGCCCCTTCATGGAAAGAGGATATGATTGGTCGAGGGCTTGCATGGTTACGCTTAACATTACGCTTTGATCAAGAAAAGTTCCCTTATGGTGTGCCTAATGTTAAAAGTGAACTATGGGGAAAAGAAATTTACGATCCTCGCAATGAAAAAACAGTATGGTCAAATAACGGTGCTTTGATCATATTAGATTACTATCGGCATTACTTAGGTGTTCCAGACTCCGATATTGATTGGGATGCATTTAAAAGTGCAGCAGATATTTGTGATGAAACCGTACAAACGCCAGATGGAAAAAGTGAGCCTAGATACACTTTAAATGGCGCTTATGAACTTGAAGAAAGTCCTGCCTCTGTATTAGAGATGATGCATAAATGTATTGCTGGTGAGCCGACCTATATTGCAGGTAAGCATGGTATTTTGATGCAGGTTTATAATGGACCTGCATTACTCACAATTGATGAGTCACAAATTATCGATACGGTAACGGTGACGCCAGAACTTTCTTTGCGTGATGCGACTAATGCGATTTACGGTACTTTTGTTGATGCAGAGCAACAATATAACAAAACTGATTTTGAACCCGTAGTTATTGAGGAGTGGATAGAAGAAGACGGCTTAGAAATTAAAGAAAATATGGACTATCGTTTTGTAACCAGTCCATACCAAGCCAATCGACTAGCCAACCTCTACTTACGTAAAAAACGCGCAGGTCGTCGTATTCAATTGCGCATGAATTTAGATGGTTATGCTTATCGCCCTGGTGATGTTGTAAAACTCGAATTACCTTCGCTGGGGATTAGCGATTTAGAATTTCGCATTGCTGATTGGAAATTTCACCCATCAGAGGGGGTAGAGATTACTCTCGAAGAAGATGGTCCTTATATCTATGAAGACTTAGCCAGTAAACCTTTTGTTAGACCTCCATTCACTAAACTACCCACTGGTGGCGTACCAGCACCGATCAATCTGGCTTTTGTTCCTCTTGCTGTCACCGATATCGTTCAAGGTTACATATCATGGCAGAACGTGGCATCTGATATTCGCTATAACACGGTTAATATTCTCCAGAATGGCAAGGTTATACAGTCTATTCAGGTACCGGGTGAGCGTGTTGATATTAACGGTTTAACGAGAGGTACTTATCGTGTCGAAGTGAGAGCTATTAATGTTGCTGGCGCTATGTCTGCATCGGCTATCAGTGATTTTGCAATTCAAGCACCTCCGTCACCAATCGGTGTTGAAATAACGCCAGGTATGTTTAGTTTAACGGCGTCACCTAAACAGGGTGATAGTGCTGTTTTTGGTTATACCTTTGAGTTTTGGTTTAGTGAGAAAAAACTCGCTAATTTCTCTGAAAATGAAGTGATCACCAAAACAAACAAAGTTGGTCAAGGCAATTTCTGGACGCAAGAGAATTTAAAAGCTGGCCACACTTACTATTTCTATATCCGAACGATCAATAGTTATGGTAAATCTGCATTTGTAGAAGCTTCAGGTATTCCAGTTTCATTGCCAGACGACATATTTGATGATTTAGATAACACGGTTAGAGAAACGGATGCATTTAAGGAGCTAGATAAAAAACTCAATTGGAATTCTGAGTCTGTACTAATTCTTAGTAATGCAAGTCATCGTAATTTCAGGCAGTTGCTAATAAAACATGCTGAATCTCAAGCCGGCATTAGTGAGCTATGGCAGGCCAATGCAACTCAAGAAGAAGCCTGGGCACAGGAAGTTAAAGAAATTTACTCCGCTGTTGGTGATAACACGTCTGCTATTAAAGAGACTCAAACGTCAATTACCAAACTTGATGAGGCTTTTGGTCAGCGGTTTACTGAAATCCGCACGGAAATGGATAAGGCTAAGGCCGATATCATTTCAAACTCTACAGCCATCTCTAACACAAACAAGGCATTTGCTGAAAACAAAACCCAAGTTCAAGCTAAGTTTGATGAACAGGAGGGAATGATACAGGAGAAAATGCAAGCCACGTTTGAGCAGTCTGGCGACGGCGTTGTCACACACTCAATCAATATCACGATTGTTCATAACGGCACTAAATACAATGCAGCAGGTCAGGTCATTAGTGCTCAAGTTAAGAACGGAAAGCTCGAAAGTATCATAGGCTATAATGCTAATAATTTTGCGTGGTACAACCCAAGTAACGGAAAAATGGAATTATTCATGTACGTTAAAAACGGCCAGATGTTTATGCGTGAGGCCTTTATTAACGAGGCATGGCTTAATTCCGTTGTTGTTACCGAATATATTAAATCTGGTGATTATGTACCCGGTAAGGATGGTTTTTTGATTGACGGTAAAACTAGCAATATTGAAATGAATAAAGGAACGTTCCGGGGTGAATTAGATATAGGAACAAATAAAACGGGTGCACATACCGTTATCACCAATGAACGGATTGCGGTTTACGGTGCTCAAGGAGAAATTAGGATTGAAATAGGAAAAATAGAAGGGAGATAACTATGTATGGTGTTTATGTTAAACCCGATATAGGCAACGAATATTATTTAGATGCTGATGATAATCAGGTTATGGGGTATTTAGGTTCAGCAAAAATAGGGTGGTACAATAACCATTTCTACCCAATAAATGAAGGGTGGAATACAATGAAGCACAATATTCCTGAATATGGAAAGTACAATATTATTATTATCCCAAGAGTGGTATCTCGGACATACAAAATACCCGGTTCCTATTATTGGTTCTCATCAAATGTAACAGCGTATAATATATCCGGTGATAATTTTAATTTTTATGTTGATGAAAGGCCAGCGGGATCGCGAGTAGATTCAGAAGATGACGAAAGAGACCCAGAATTCATGTTTGATTTTTATGGTTACCCAAAATCAAATAGTGAATCATACGGAATACGTCTACATGGAATGAACGGTATTAGTGAATTAACGCCATCAATGCGAGGGTATTGTATATTTGCTGACATCGTACAAATAAATGTAGGTAAAAATAATGGCTGGAGAATGCCATCAAATATTACTGATGAAATGAATCCCATTATTTTCGTGCGACCGAAAAATTCAGGTACTGTCTTCTCATATAATAAAGCAAGGGGTTTAGTTGTTAGTAGTTCATGTGAAATGTATGTTGTTATATTTTGCACTAACTTTACTTTAACTCCTCCAAAATATGGCATTGTGATTTATAACGATAAAAAAGAAATTACATTTTCATCATAACTACAAACCCATGAAGCTCGGAGAGACAACGCGATTTAGTAATCGAAATGGAGCTTCGTTTTCTAAACTCAAAAAACCAATGATTATTCCAGATGCACAATTCGTTAACTGGAGAATACAGGGAAGCAATAGAGATGATGTTATCTATATGCGAACAGGATTTGGTTTTAGAAATGATGGGAATAATGTCTATTGGGATGACATATACAGTATCAGATCCGAATACGGTGGGCCATGGGGGGCTGATGGCGGTAATGCGTTTAAAATAGAATTTGATATATACGGCATCGAACTCAGCGACTACTTCAATATTTAATTAATCCTTCATTTATACCTCTAGGAAACTTATTCATGATATACACAACAGGCACTGTTAACATAGTGTCAGGGTCTGCTATTGTCCGCGGAACTGGCACTAAATTTAAAAATAATAATCCAGCCATTAATATAGGAATGACGATTTTAATTAAATCGGGAACAACAAATATTCCGTATATGATTAAATCCGTTAATTCCGACACTGAATTAGTATTAGCACAACCTGCATTAGCCACAGCAACTAACACCACATTTTCAATTCATATTACTGAGCCAGATAATAATAGTGATGCAGCAAGAACAATGGTCGCTATTAATAGTTATGTTGAGTATTTCCTCGATGCAATGAATACGTGGATGACTCAAACGGGCCAGACAAAAATTGAGATGCCGAATGGCGAGGTTGTTACTCTCGATAGCATTAAGAAGATGCAGGGGGATATACAAAATAAGGCAGATAAATCAACAATAGCGCTTCAACTATTTTCGGGTGGAGTGAGAGCTCCTTATGTAGATGCCATTCAAGGAAGTGATTATTTTGGTTTGAGGGCATTTAATAAAACGCCTTCTTTTTATCTTTCATTTGATGGAGTGGGATACAATATAAATGTACCAATTAAACAAGGTACAATGATGCTGGTTGGCGACTATGGTACAGGAGGTGTTGGTCTTAGGGAACCATCCTCGGTTTCATGTTTTTATGGCTCACCATCAACAGGTGTACCAGGTTTCCCAAGTAATGGTGCCGGCTGGCAATCTACATATAGCGGAAATCGTCGTGCAATGTTATTTATGAATACATCAGGCGATTTGCTTGCTAGATTTAGTCTATCAAATAACGTTGTTGATACAGAAACGCCATGGCGAACTTTGTGGAGCTCAAATAATACAACGGTAGATAGTAATGGTTTTATTAAACGCGCCTCCCCAATCATCGACATTAACCCCGACGGCACATTTACAACTAACGACGAATCCGAAGGCGCTACGGTTACTCGAGTAGCGCAGGGTGAATATCTTATCGAGGGTGTGCTGGGTTTTAATTCTGACGCAGGCTGGGGTGGTGTTGATGGCGGTATTGAGATTCCTCTCGATGTAAATAAACAACCGTTGATATGGGTTAACTCTAAAGTTAACAAAGACGGTTCTATTCTTGTGAAAACTTATCACCGCACTCACTCTAACGCACCTAAATTTGCACGTAATGATATCGATGGTTTCAATGACGGGGATCCGATTGATATCCCTGATGGTCGTTTTATTTCCGTACGTGTACAGATGCCAGAGCAATCAATCTATAACGTGAGAATGCGTGAGATGGAAGAAGCGCAGAAAGCGGAAGAGGAACGCAGACAACAAGAAGAGGAGATGAAGGTGCCGTGTAATTTTGGAGGTGGTGACAAATTACTATAATAAAAAGAATTTCTATTTTAAATAGCGGGCGGTTTAATTAAGTAATTAGCCCGCATCTTACTTATTTTAATGATTTTACTCAAAAGGATGATTAGGTAAATAAACTGTGAGATTGTGTAACCCGCTTATTTTATTCAAAATATCTTCAGGAGCTTCATCGCTAAATTCAATGTAATATCCTACAGGATAATTGTCATTATTATTATCTGCATGGATATCATATAAGTCATCTAGTACTTGCATTTCTTCATAGTATTTCAAACCAAGAATTTCGGCTAATGATATAGTTTTTCGTGTATCATCATCTGGACTATTAGTTCCTTTGGGAAGTGCTACTAATTCCGCCTTTATGATTCCTTTGTCACTCCAATTTCTTAAGTATCCAGACCATAAATTAGCACGAAGATTTGAATCCTTTGTGAATTTTTTAGCTTTCCAATGGACGATTTCTCGTTTGCCACTCTTATAATAAAGAGCAATTTCTGAAATGCCTGAATTAAGAAAATCTCTCTTAAATTCATCTTCATTTGGAGCGAAATAGAGCTCTGGTTTTGACGAAGAAAACCCATCAGATTGATCTAAGAGCCTAATTATTACTTGTTCTGGGGTGTCAAAACCAATTGCTTTTTGTTCGAGTCGTTTGTATGTGGATTCAGATATTGAAATTTTCAT